AGTAATGTCGCCCGTATCGCAACACGCGCAAAAGCTGGTGCTGTATGTGCAGATTTGTCTAAAATGGATGGTCACGTTTCAGAACGTACTAGGGTGTTGGAATTAGCGTTGTTACAAGCTTATTTCGCACCTGAATACCATAGTGAAGTTTCGCATTTGCATGATAAACAATATCGGTTAAAAATGCGTACACGATTGGGTACTAAGTACAAAACTGACTTTCAGCGTGGCAGTGGTTCACACGAGACTGCCGGGTTTAATACCAATGTTGTAATTTTCTGTGCCTATGTCACTTTCAGAGAGCTTGGCTATGCCAAGCTGGAAGCGTGGTCTATGACCCAGGAATTGTTACAAGCTGCTGGAGATGATAGTGTCTTAGCGGTGGTTGGCGACCCCAAGACGTTTATGCTGGAGTTGGTTCAGTCCTTTGAGCTGGTTGGCCAATTATGCGAGTGTGAATATTTCCCTGTTGGCTCTAGTGGTTTGAATTATTTGTCGCGGTTTTATACTTCTGATGTGTGGTGTGGAGATCCTGGTTCTACTTGTGACCTTCCTCGCATATTGAGTAAACTGCATACCACTGTCAACTTGGTTGAGTTCACGCCCGTGCAGAAGTTGGCACAAAAGCTTGAGGGGTTGCGTCGTACTGACCGAAATAGTCCCATTGTTAGAAACATCGTTGACGCTGCAGAACGTGTGGGTTTATTTAGCCACGTTGGTTTATTGCATCGTCAAGTGGTCAGCTGGTGGGCCCATTGGGACCAAGGTGCTAATTGGCCTAATCCTATTGTGGCAGATGAGAGTGAACTTATTGTTCGTATGTGTGGTGACGTTAATGTCGCTCCATTGTACTCTTATTTAGCTGATTGCAAGGTGGTTGAAGACTTGTTGCGTATGCCTACTATACAAGCTGTGGAGTTAATTCCCCCGAAAAACAAAATCGATTGCGTCGTTGATGGTAGTGTGTCATTGGCTATTGGGAAAGTTGATGACGCGCATCTTAAAACGGAGAAAGTTGTTAGTGTTGCC